TAACTCTCGCACAAGATCGTAACACCGTTGTGATAGAGAGGGAAGTTCTGGTGCTCAGCCTTATCAACAACGCTCGCGCTAAGAGCCTTGTTGACCTTAGTGTTCCCCAACGACAAACGAACGTTCTGAGAAAACAAAGTTCCGTCATCAATCCCTTCCATTTCGACCAATTCTAACGCCTGAACGGGTAAAATAAAGGATGTTGCAACATCACCTGTCTGTAATTCCATGGGTGCTACATAGCTTGCGTCAAAAACAAAATCGCCGTCCACGCCTCCAATTGTATCAATGTCAATAAATTCAGACGCAATCCGATCGGGATCAAATACGACAATGTTATCTGTTTGGTTGATAAACTCTTGACCGTTTGCATCAATATTCCGATTGCAAATGAATGCGCCGAGCACTTTGTAGCCCTTCTCAACAAGTGCCTTGATATTGTTGCGCTTCAGAACTGTCTTTAGTTCGACATTCCCACCCCCATCTAAAAGAGCTTGAACTGAATTAGCTGTATCGAATTGCGTAACCGTACCCGCCAGCTCTCGAAGTGGAGCGTCGCCAGTGGTCCCCACCCTTTGTTTCAGTTTTGTTTGTAGAACAAAAATTGTTCCCATTGTGTGGTCAACATAAATGCCGTCTATGCCTCGGTCGTTCGGACGATCACAAATAGCGTCGTCCGCATCAACCGCTTCTAGCCGAAATATATTTTCGAGAAACCAATTCAAAAATGCAATTGACTCGCCTCTCCCTTTTTCTTCGTAAGAACTGAGCAATGGTTTAAGATTTTGGTATTCTAACTGGCTAGCGTGCATGGCGGCCTCACTTTTATTGGGTTGCATCTAATGTGTATCTTAAGCGGGATGGTTGGTAAACATTATCCCGCGCGCCAATACCGGCGATGCTGGGTTGGACAAGGTCGTAGATCAGCTTTGGCAGCGCTGGGCAGCCACATGTGATGCCCACGGACACACAACGTTTCAGGGGCTGTTGAGCCTTGCCGTGCGCGAAATGATCGAGGGTGGCGATGTGTTTGCGGTGAAACGCCCGCAGCGCAAAGGGGCCGCCGGTGATGTTCCCCTGCGCATTGAATTGCGCGAGGCGGACCATCTGGACGAAAGCCGCATCAACCGGCTGCGCGACGGCTCCGGCATCCGTCAGGGCAGCGAATACGACAAAACCGGCAAGCGCGTCGCCTACTGGATGCACCCCCACCACCCGGGCGACAGCCTTGTCACTGCGCAAACTTCGCCGGTGCGCCTGCGCGCCGATATGGTCGCGCATCTGTTCGAGTGCCAGCGGGTGCAGAACCGTGGCGTGCCCTGGGGTACACCGGCGATGCGCGCCATTCGCGATGTCGATGACTGGCAAAACGCCGAACTCGTGCGCAAGAAAACCGAGGCCTGCCTTGTCGGCATTGTGTTCGGGGCCGAGGAGGACCAGATGTCGATCGCCCCCACGGTGCAGGATGCGGACGGCAACCGCGTGGAGCAGTTCGAGCCGGGGCTGATCGCCTATGCGCGGGGCGGCAAGGACATCAAGTTCAACCAGCCCGCCAGCACCGCCGGTGTTTATGAATGGCACCGCGTGCAGCTGCATATTATTGCCGCCGGTTTCCGCGTGCCCTATGCGCTGATGACGGGTGATTTGAGCCAGACCAACTTTGCCTCCTCGCGCGTTGGCCTCAATGAATTCCGACGCATGGTGGCGCAGATCCAGCACCAGACAATTATTCCGATGTTTTGTGCGCCGATCTGGCGCTGGTTCATCGAAATGGCGCAGGTGGCGGGATTGCTGCCGATGGATGCCCATATTCCGGCCCAGTGGACCCCGCCCCGCTTTGAAAGCGTCAATCCGTTGCAGGACGCGCAGGCCGACATGCTCGAGGTGCGGGCCGGATTTTCCAGCCTGCCGCAGCAGATTGCCCGGCGCGGTCTGGATCCGGAGACATTGATCGCCGACTGGGCGGCGTTTGCCGACAAGACCGACGCGCTGAAGCTTGTGTTTGACAGCGATCCGCGCCTGGTCAGCAAGGCGGGGCTTGCCCAGGCCACGGACCCGAGCCAGCCCGCACCGCCGGATCAGGGCACCCCCTGAAGGCAGGGCACCACCCTGAAGGAGAGAAACATGCCCCAAACCACCATCGACCTTCCGGCCCTGAGCCGGGAGGCACATCTGCGCGCCGAAACCGTGAACGAGGCTGCGCGCACCGTCGAGATCGTCTGGACCAGCGGAGCCACCGTGCGCCGCAACCGGCTGTTTCAGGATGCGATCGACGAGGAATTGTCGGTTGCCCCCGATGCCGTGCGGCTGGAGCGGTTGAACGCAGGCGCGCCGTTTCTGAACACCCACCGTGCGGGATCGCTGGAATCCGTGCTGGGCGTGGTCGAGGCAGGCTCTGCCCGCATTGAAAACGGTCCCGGCACCGCCACCATCCGCTTTTCCGAACGCGCCGAGGTGGAGCCGGTGTTTCGCGATATCGCCTCCGGCATCATCCGCAATGTCTCGGTCGGCTACCGCGTGCATCGCTATGACATCGAGAAACGCGACGGCGCGCCGGAACTCTGGCGGGCCGTTGACTGGGAGCCGCTGGAAATCTCCGCCGTTCCCATCGGGGCCGATCCGGGCGCGCAGGTGCGCAGCGATGACCAAACCGAGGCCCGCAGCCCCTGCATTCTGACGCGGCAGGAAAACCGATCCGCCCCCGCCACAACCGAAATCACGAAAGGAAACGATATGCCCAAGAGCAAAAAAGCGGGTGGTGACGCCACCGAGGTCCGCAATGAAGAGGTCGAAGTGCAGACCCGCACCACCGGCACCACAGTGCAAACGCCTGCGCCCGAAGCCGACACACGGCACGATCCGGACGCCATCCGCAGCGAGGAACGCCAACGCGCCTCCGAAATCATGAGCCTGTGCCGCCGCCATGATCTGGACGGGCTGGCCGCCGATCTGATCGGGCGCGGTGTCAGTCTCGATGCCGCCCGCGCCGAGATCCTCGACAAGATCGCCGATGCCGACCCGCTGCAGGGCCGCGTGCATGAACCGGCCCCCGCCATGGCGCGTGGCAACGGCGATGCCGACACCGCCTATCGCGAGGCCGTCGCCGGTGCCCTGCTGCATCGCCATAACCCCGCGTCGCACGAACTCACCTCCGACGGGCGGGATTTTCGCGGCATGTCCCTGATCGAGTTGGCCCGCCACGCGCTGGAGCGTCACGGCCATTCGACCCGTGGCATGTCTCGCCTCGAATTGGCCGGCGAGGCGCTCGGCACCCGCGCCGCCGGTGCCATGTCCACCTCGGATTTCCCGATCATCCTTGCCAATGTCGCCAACAAAACCCTGCGCCAGGCCTACGCCAGCAGCCCGCGCACCTTTGCCAGCTGGGCACGCCGCGCTACCATTACCGATTTCAAGCCGGTCAGCCGCACGCAAATCGCCGGTGCGCCGGATCTCGAAAAGGTGCTTGAAAGCGGTGAATTCAAATACGGCTCCATCGGCGAAGGCAAGGAAACCTATGCGCTGGCCACCTATGGTCGGATCGTGGCGATCACCCGTCAGGTGCTGATTAATGACGATCTTGATGCCTTCACCCGCATCCCCTCGGCCTTTGGCGCGGCGGCCGCCGATCTGGAAAGCGATATTGTTTACGCGATCCTGACGCAGAACCCGACTATGGCCGACAACAAGGCACTGTTTCACGCCAGCCACGGCAACATCGGCACCGCCGCCGGCGTAACCGAAACCGCGCTCGGCGAAGCCTACCGCAAGTTCGGATCGCAAAAGGGGCTGGAGGGCCGCCTGATCTCGATCCTGCCGAGCTACATCATCACACCGCCGGGTGCGCGCGCCATTGAAGCGCGCAAACAGATGACCCAGACCACCCCCTCTGCCACGGCCGACGTCAACACATTCGCGGGGCGTTTGCAGGTGATCGAGGAGCCGCGCCTTATCCCCTCGACCGGCAACGATCCGTGGTTTCTGGCGGCCGATCCTTCGCGGGTTGACACGATCGAGTATGCCTATCTCGACGGGCAGGAAGGCGTTTATACGGAAACCCGCTCGGGCTTCGAGGTTGACGGCATCGAGATCAAGGCGCGGCATGATTTTGCCGCCAAAGCCATCGACTGGCGCGGGTTGTTCAAAAACGCAGGCGTGTAAACAGCAACTTTAGCATACAGGCTGTTGTTGATTTATCCCGTAAGCCAAGGCTACTCTGCTCCTTGAAATTTCGGGAGCAGAGTATTGAAGGAAGTAAGGAAAATATATCTGGTTTCATGCGTTGCGGGAAAAATGCCTTATCCAACAAACGCCGGAAATCTGTATACATCACCGTGGTTTATTATGGCACGCAGCCTCGTTGAAAAAACCGGTCAACCATGGTTCATTCTGTCCGCAAAATACGGGCTTGTCTCACCCGAAACAGTGATTCCACCCTATGAAAAAACTCTGAACACCATGGGCATTGCGGACCGCCGCACATGGGCGGCCATGGTTCGAAAACAGATGGATGAAATTTTGCCGGATGCGGGCGAAGTTGTGATTCTTGCTGGCGTAAAATACCGCGAAAACCTGATGACGCATCTTCAAGCGCGCTTTCCAAAAGTGTCGGTTCCTATGGAAGGTCTGCAGATTGGCCGCCAGCTGAGTTGGATGAAAAATGCAAAGACAATCTGATACCACAACCTTCTATCGGCTTCTCGGTCAGCTGGAAACCGGAATGGGTGGCCGACGGCGGCTTGGTGATTGCCATGGGCGAATGCCATGGCCGGATCGCGGTGTTTATTTCTTTTTCGAACCCGGCGAAAACCGTAATGACCAGAAAAACTCGGCCCGGGTTGTTCGAGTAGGCACGCACGCGTTGAAAGCCGGTTCGCGCACAACAATTTGGAGACGCTTGAGCCAGCATCGGGGAACCGTAAACCCTTACGGCGGCAACCATAGAGGATCGATATTTCGACTATTGGTCGGACAAGCATTGATGCACCGCAACCCGGCACTGGAGTTTCCCAGTTGGGGAAACGGTCCAAATGCGCCAAGAGATACGCGTCAACGCGAAAACCCGCTGGAGCAAAAGGTTAGCGATTTTCTCGGGGATTTGACCCTTGTTGTACTTCCGATTCCGGATCAGG